GATAACCAGACACAGACGTACCTAATGGTATCTTTGGCCCCTCTCCAGCGGCCCCTGTGTGCGTGTGCCCTGTGGTTCCAAACGCCGTTTGCAGGGCATTAAACTCATTGTTGAGAGGCGCTGCCGTAATGTCTAGCGTGTTCTGTATACTGCTTGCGGATTGTCTGGTATATCCTGCCATTATCGTCTTCCTGCTTTAGCATATTCAAACACCATGCCTTGAATGGTGTGTGGGGCGAATTGCCCCTGCGTTACAAATGTAGCCTGCACACTGAAGCCACTGCCCTGTATGTCGTTGAGAATAACAGGCTTAGACGTACCGCCGTAGGTTACGTTTGAGCCGCCGTAAGTTATATTTCTCCCGCCAAACACCACAGGCGCACCTGTACTCGTTTGAGCATAATCGGCTGGGTTAATAGTGTTGGGGTCTGACCAATCATACTGCAGCGCCAGATTCATAGTGAAGGGGCCTTCGGCCCGTACAAATGTATTGAGTTTGTGTATGGTTTTTCTTATCTCGGTGTCGCCCATATCTAAATATGGGGTACTATAAATCGATATTATATCTTCCCCGGCTAATGTATTACCGTTTTCTTGCTGGTATACTTTTCCATCAAAGCCCCCATGTAAGACATACTCCCTAGCGCCTATAAATTCACTGGTAATACAGGAGACTTTGAAGCCTAGTAATTCACTATACTCCCATTTAACCGCAGACCCGTCGAACACTAGGCCACCCAGAATACCAATGCCTTCGTCTGCAGTACCTCCTATAAAGACACGTACTTGGCTTTTGGATTTAATCACACAAGAATTAAGCGTACCCAAATCTTCATTTTTAATAATGTCAATTAAGCGACCTTGAATAGGACGAGAAATGGATTCTAATTCGACGTCTCCGATGCGTGACGTACCCGCAACGGGGCGTAAGCCATCATGGGCTAAGAATATGAGATCCCCGCCAAGTTCCTGCACACTATCTCGAGCCACGCAGCCTGTGTTAGCAGTCACACTATCCAATTTAAATGGCGCTGGGGCGCTAGTAGAAGCGTCGGCGGTAAACTTCTTAATGGCGTTTTGACCAAACACAAAAAGATTATCCCGGAAGGGTTTGATTTGTATTACCTCGTACCCTATGGAATACTGCTCACCACCCGAGGCAGTGGTCCAATCAAACGGGTTTAAAGGCGCACAGTGAGATACACCACCTCGGTACTCCAGATCCCCACCCATAAAAATGTGGTTCTCAAAGACATCTACAATGGCAGGAGCGTCGTAGGCAGTTGCTCCCCCGGGACTTGTTAATGTCCCAGCGCCTGAACTGGTTATCTCTCTCCAGTTTGTACCATCGAAGATTACCGCTGGATTAACCCCATCTACAAATATGATGAAGGAGCCCGGTACGGCGGGATCTGGTGAGGACGCTGCCCGAGTGCCGAAGTTAAATTGCACATGGCGGACCTTGGATACGGTTTTAAGACTAAATCCGCTGCCTGTTTGTGTCGCTCGGGCGGTCAGACCCGTAGTAATTTTATTCCAGCCTAATAATGGTTGGTGCTTCCAAAAAGAATAAGTATTAGCACCCACGTCCTTGCGCATGGCAATGGGATATGGATTAGAAGTAGAGTTTTCATTACGATACATAACAAGGCCTAAAATAGGCCCTTCAGCTACGTCGTCGTCGTTAGAATCCTTTGCCTGTACTTCTTGCCCATAATCGCCAGAGGCGTAGGTTACAGTGGTGTCGTAGTAATTAAAGCCCTCAATGCGGCGATAACCTCCGAACAGACTAGGCTCGTAGTTCAGCAGTCGAGTAGCCGCACCACTATTATTCTCGGCTAAATCCAAATGGTTCTCATTGGAGTTTAGACCGCCGGAGCATACTACTTTAAGGGATTCAATCCTATCCACTTAGAAACTCGCATTAACTGTTTTGTATTGAGCAGCGCCACTACCCCCGCCGAAGTTGACCCGTGTGTCACGGAGACTGGAGTAGGCATTTATGTATTGGCTTTTCAAATCCGCCACGGCCTGCATAAAATTAGCTTTAGCCAGTTGGGCAGACTCTGGGTTATCCTTCAGCATGTACATATGATACAACGCACCCTCTATGATCGTAGGCTCCACCGCATTAGGATAAATTATATTGCCTAACATGGTGTCGTCGTAGTTGACCATTTCTGCAGGATGAAAATAGTATCTAAATTGTAGTCGGTAAGTTTTATCCGGGGCAGGGCTTACCCCCCAACCTGTACCGTGGGACGGGAATACATATTTAGGTATACTTAAACCCAAAGTAGAATTGTCGTCGTCCCTATCTCTGAAATTCTTGTACCATGTATCCGTAGAGATAAATTCTAGCCTCTTGCTTTCGGATGAATAAGTACCATCACCTACAATCTGAAAACTCTCCCACTCCATAGTCTTCATACCTACGGGATTGGAGTATTCCGTCTGACCAACCACTAAGGTGGTAGTCTCTTCCGCCGCATTCCAAGGCCACTCATACTGCATGGTGTTTAAATCAAACATAGCCGAGTTAATGGCGTCTTTAGCCGCAGCGTGAATACCCCGGGCTAAGGCGAAGTCGGTAGTGGATAGCTCAACCTCATTAAGGCGTCTTAGAAGCCTATTGGTTAAATTTATAAATGTAGTCATTACGCAACTTTCTTATAGGGCGATGCGGGAGAAGACACTTCAGTAGATTTGAACGGAGAGTTGGTTAGAGATACCGTGGATGATTTAAACGGTTGCTGATGTATCTCTGTGAATGTGAACACATTAGTAGCAAAACTGGTGGTAGGGGCATTAACCGTGCCTGCAATGTTAGATGTATAACGTACCCCGCCTAGTACATTGGTGGATGTATTAAAGTTAATAGTAGGACGACTAACTCTGACACAGTTTGCAGCAGAAGAACTAGACCCTGCTATACTTGCTGAAGAGGTACTCTCAATAATTCTTTGGGCATGTATAACATTTGTTATAACAATACTGCCTGATGCTGCCGCACTAACGACGAGTCCAGTGTAACCCTGCGCACCAAATGACAGATCAATATCGCCAGAAACATCTACAGTTCTAATTCGTTTTAAATCTGTTGAGGACGACGAAACTATTGATCCACTCGCCGCACCATCATTTATAATCTCAGTTTTTTGTACTGATCCTGTTACCGCAACAGAACCCGCCGCTGCGCCATCATTTAGCCGATCAGCATCTACGGAACTTGTGGATGAAATAGACCCACTTACACTGGCATCCCTGATCCTATCAGCATCGACCGTGCCCGTGACAGATATTGATCCAGATGCTGGAGCGGCGAGGTTTATATTACCAGTTTGACTTGTGGTAGTTGATACATCAGTCGATGCAGCGCCGTCTATTACTATAGCAGCATTAGTGCCGCCTGTAGAAGAAACTGATGCAGATGCACTTGCTTCCCTAACCCGTGCAGCCGAAGAGGTGGTTGAGGAAGCTACTGTAGCTGTTGCACTGCCCACAAAAACAGTTGAAGCACCGACGCTGGTAGATACATTAACATTTGTAGATGCTTGTCCTACCTTGATATTAGAAGACACTTCAGCAGTGACTTCCATTTCTTCAGTGATGGCACCTTCAACAGCCAAACGCCCAGAAACAGACGCCGTGATAGCAACGCTTTCGGTGATAGAACCCGCTGCGACAATTTCGCCGTCAATGCTTGAGGTAACTGCTAGTGAAGCAGCGGCCTCTCCCAGAGAAACTTTCTGTGCATCCACACTTGTTGTAGTGACACTGTTAACCGTAGCATCCGCTGGAGTGCGTACTCCCGCCTCAACAGTGCCTGTGCTGACGACAGAGGATACGGCATCAGCTACTTTAACAGACCTACTATCAATGGCTGTAGTGGTAGATATAGAAGCAGCAGCAGCGCCTAGATTTACTTTCTGCGCATCTACAGAAGTGGTGATGCTTACATCGCCTAATGGTACAAGGATGTTTGCTTTTTGCGCATCAACGGACGAGGTTGTCGTTATGGTGCCAGTAGCTTCTGCATCAACTTGTATGAGGCTGGCGGTAGCGGATGCCGTAATTGCTACGGATTCCGTGATACTTCCATTTGTACCTGTCTGAGCGGCGAAGGAGCCTGTGATGGCAAGTGACTCTGTGATGTCTCCATCGACTGCTAATCTACCCGCCGCTGACGCTGTAATTGCGGCACTTTCGGTAATATCGCCATCTATAGCAACTCTACCAGCCGCTGACGCTGTAATAGCGGCGCTCTCAGTGATGTCTCCATCAACTGCCAGCCTACCAGCAACAGAGCCAGTAACTGCAACGGATTCTGTGACATCGCCGTCTTTAAATATATTATAAAGGACACTGCTGCTTGTCGAAATACTACCTGATGCAGCAGTTTCTTTAACTACAGCGGCATCTATAGTAGTCGTTGAAGTTACAGTAGCAGCAGCATCAACTGTAGCCACCCGCACCGCATCAATTGTACCACTGGCAGATATTGAACCAGAGGCAAGACTATCAACGACTACTTCCCCAGACACTGTGGTCGTTGAAGATACGGACGCACTCGCAGCGCCATCAATTACAATCTCACCAGAAACTGTTGTTGTCGCTGCAACAGAGGCGCTGGCGGCACCGTCTTTTAATCTATTTGCCTCAACCGAAGTAGTACAAGCTAGTGTACCAGTAGCAACGACAGGCTTAACAACTTTAGCTTCAACACCACTAGAGGCAGCAATATTTGCAGACGCTGTAGCATCTACAAAATTACCGCCAGCCAACCCACCTAACGGGGCGCTGGCTAATGGGTGAAATCCTAACATTCAGTTAGCCTTTCAACGGTGCAGATGGGATGTTACTGCTTTCGTCAGCGGCGGCGTTTTTTGTGTTGCTCATAGTTATGCCTCTGAATTAACCATTAAGAGTACTCAAAAATATATGCAGCGCCAGCATCTGTTGTAGAACTGGGATCCTCGTTATCAGCGCCTACAATGACTGTGTTTCCATCACCCGAAATAAAGACAGATCGCCCAAAATTATCACCTGCCTCTGCGTCAGATGCTTGTATCTTAGCTTTTTGTGACCAAGTTGTACCAGAACGTGTCCAGATATAGGCAGAACCAGCATTGCTACCATTAGTGTCTTCATTATGTGCGCCTACAATAGCCGTGTTTCCATCATCTGAGACAGAGACAGATTGCCCAAAATAATCTCCTGTCTCTGGGTCAGACGCTTGTATCTTGGCTTGTTGGGACCATGTTGTCCCTGATCTAGTGAAGATATAAGCAGCGCCATTATTTGTTAAAGATGAGAAATCTTCAGTAGGAGCGCCTATAATAGCTGTATCTCCATCACCCGAAATAAAGACAGATAGCCCAAAATTATCACTCGCTTCTGCATCTGACGCTTGTATCTTAGCTTGCTGTGACCATGTTGTACCAGAGCGAGTAAAGATGTAAGCAGCGCCAGCATCAGTTGCAGTCGTGTCTTCCCTCCAAGCACCTATAATAGCTGTGTTTCCATCATCTGAAATAGAAACAGCCCAACCAAAATAATCATTAGCTGCTGCATCTGACGCTTGTATCTTAGCTTGTTGGGACCAAGTGGTTCCAGACCGAGTAAAGATATAAGCTGAACCAGCAGAAGTTCCACTGGTGTCTTCCAAATATGCACTAACAATAGCTGTATCACCATCCCCAGAAATAGAAACAGAAAAACCAAAGTAGTCATTCGTTTCTGCATCACTAGCTTGTATCTTGGCTTGTTGGGACCATGTTGTCCCTGATCTAGTAAAAATATATGCGGCGCCAGCATCAGTTGCAGTCGTGTCTTCATATTGAGCACCTATAATAGCTGTGTTTCCATCGTCTGAAATAGAAACAGAACTACCAAATTGATCAGACGCTTCTGCATCACTGGCTTGTATCTTAGCTTGCTGTGACCATGTTGTCCCTGATCTAGTAAAGATATATACAGAACCAGCATTTGTTGCGGTGGTGTCTTCCATCTGAGCACCTATTATTGCTGTGTTTCCATCGTCTGAAATAGAAACAGAAATACCAAAGTCATCACTTGCTTCTGCATCACTAGCTGTTAGTTTCTGTTGTTGGGACCATGTTGCAAAGTTCAAAGTAAAGGTTGTCGTATTATCAACAGAAGTGTTAACACCATCTGTTACTGAAAAAGTCACTGCAAAAGTTCCACCGTTAGGCGCAGTGGTTGAGGAGCTAGGAGTAAGCGTAAATACGTTACTGGACTGAGAGATTGTGGATAGAACAGTATTTGTATCGGCGCTTGTCGTGATGTTTACCGATCCGCCCCCATCAGTAAGCGTAGCTGAAAACGCTGTACTT